ACTTCTTGTCATATGTTTTTCTTTCTCGTGACATGATGTTAAGGTATTGTTTTTTATCTTAACTTCCTGTCCACTCAAATGTAGCAACTTCATACTAAAGTTTCATAGTTTAAAATTTCACAATGATTCAAAAAGACCTGTCTGTCAAATAAGGCCAATGTAACCCTGTTGCCATCTCCACCAGTAACCAATTTTTTATATTTTTTCTCTGCTACCAGTTTTTCCAGTATTCCTTTATCAATACCATAGAAATTAGGTTTGTCAGGAAAAGAATATACAATCCAGTCTGCTTTGGTAATTGATAATCCTGAAGGTTGTTGTTGTCCCGATACCGTTTTATACAGTTCTACCGCAACATTTTTGGTTTTACTGGAAAGCCTGTCATGTTTTAGTTCTATATATGAGGGAGTAGAAGTTGATTTATACTGCACCTTTATATCATAATCAGGGAAGTTGCCTTTATCTTGGGTGGTTGTTGCTATCCAGTTGGCTTTAATAAATAATTCAGTTAACTCCTTTTCCTTTTGTTGTGATAATTTTAAATCGTTTTTCCACATTCATATTTTTATCTTTTAAATATGTGTGGAAATAAAAAACCTTCATTTTTTAGATGAAGGCTACTTTATGGTTGGAAAATTAAAATGAACTTTGAATTAATAATGGGGCTAATTATGGAAGAATAGTTTTAGTTCTAATTTTATCTTTAAATAGTATTGGTTATTAATTTTCGTTGGATAGGTGATAGTAGGATTCGAGATTATTGCTATCATAATCTTCGGCAAACATTTTAATATCTTCAGCGGTCTCTTTAAATGTTGGGTAATCTAAAATGACTTGATGTAATTCAAAAAATAAATCTACTTCAGCTAAAATTTGTTCTTTGCCGACATTAGTTACTTTAAAATATCTTACTTGGTTATCGTTTTGCAATATAAATTTCATTATTAAGCGGTTTGTTTTGTTCCATATGATTTTAAAACATCTTCTTGAATGTATTTGATTATATCTTGCTTGCTATCGAAATTAATTATTTCCCCTGTTTCTTTATCAATTCCTGTTAAATTGTTTAAGTCAAGAATGAATGAGCAAAAAGGAACAGTTCTTTCGTTGGTTAATCTTAAATTGAATTCATTGCTTGCCCACGCTATATTTTCTTCTAATCGATTTTGATGGTAAGCCGATTCAATAGCAACTTCTTCCTTTACTTTTACCTTACTTGCTTTGACTCTATCTTTTTTACGTTTATGTCTTTTGGGTTTTGGTCTTGGGTCAGCAATAATTTTGTTCAATTCAACCCTATCAATTGATTCTATCTTGGTTGTTACAGTTACTTTTAATTTATGTTCTTTGAATAGTACTTCTTCAATTAGGGCCTTAACAATAGCTGCATCTTTTTTATTTGATACATATATACTATCGTGTAGAGTTAGGGCTGCAATGCGCTTCTTTAATAGCTTAGAATAGACTTTATCTAATATGATATAGCTTTCATTCTTCTGGCAGCTGATAGCAAATTGATTGTACTTATCATCAGTTTTCATTTTTACAATGGCCGAATGAACAGAAGGATATAACTCCTTAAATAAATCATTCATTACCGTATCAGTTAATGAAAGTTTGCAGAAGTAGAAATCACTATAGAACCTCTTTTTAAATTTGGTTCTTACATCTCCTTTTAGTATCGGGAAGCCAATCTTTTTACTAATTGATTCATAAACTTCACCAATTTCTGATTGATGTTTGAACTTCCTAAAATCATCAGCTGGTATATAAATTAACCTTTGATTCATTTCTTTCAATTTAGCCTCAACTAATGGAACTGTAAAAAGAAGTTGACTGTTGACTAAATCAGTTCCAATTAAAGGTTCGCCATCTAGTAATAGGAATGGCCTGTATTCGCTTTTTAGACTTGTTAAACTGCTGAATAGTCTGTTTTCCTTATTAGGTCTTACGCAGAAGAAATCTTTAGTTAAAAAGGAAACTAATGCTATATCTCTTTGATAGATGATAGTACCAGTTGGAATTACTATAGCAGTTTTTGCGCTATAAGTTTTGAATAATTCTGAAAGATGAGGATAAATTTTACATAGGAAATCAATTCCATCAATACTTACAGATACTTTTTTGTTAAGGATATTTAATTGCGCTTTAACAAAATTTGAAGATTCATTTGTTTTTTCACTTCTTTTGATTAATTCCGTTATGAATGGCACTGTAGATGATTCAACATTTAGAACAAAGATTTTAGATTCTTCAAAGGCAGAGGTTAATTTATACCTTCTGGCTTTACCTTCGTTGTAATTGTGTTCCATGTTGATAATACCCCAGGATTGTAAGTTGTTCAGTATTTCGGAACCATATCGGTAATTACCAAAAATATCAGATAAAACTTTTGTTGATATTGCCACTCCCTTAGAGGCATAATCTTTCTTATGGAATATCCGTTTTGAATATAGTAAGTGGATGATGTAGTAATACTTTGCAGATAAGATAGTTAAATTCTTCTTTCCTTTGATTGTGTTAAGTTTTTCGTCTACTAACTCTTTTATTTCAGTTGATAGGAAAAATGGTTCTGTTGTTTTTTTCGTCATTAAAAGTAATTATAGTTCATATTTATTTTTGAAGGTGAAAGATATTCTTTTCAGATACTTTTATTATTTAGCCCCACCCAAGAATAGGCAGGGCATCAATAATTACTTTAATCTTTGAAAAACACTTTGTTATCTTCTCTGGTTGCGGTGGAAGGAATCGAACCCCCGACTTTCAGATAAAAAGCCTGATTAGCTACCGCTGCTATACACCGCTATATATATCTTTAAATAGTGTAGAAATTATTTTCTAACTAAATAAAGTTAACTGTGAATGATTAGAAAAGCAAATTATTTGAAGTTTATTTATAATGTGCTTAAAATAAGTAAAACGTAATGCTGGCAATAGTTGTATAGGAATTACATATCACTATTATGTAATGAATTTCTTGATGGAATTGAATTAAGGTATTGAGATAATTGATAGATTTGCTTCGGGTTCTGGAGTGTTTAAATAACTGTAATTATGTCATGTTCTCATTATAAGTACTTAATAGGTTATATAGTTATTAATATTATTACTATATCTATAACTTTATTATAACTCTATATCTTATATTATACTATCTCTCCTTTATTTATACCAACATCTCACCAAATCCTTTACTATGGCTCATTTTAAATTTTTATTTTTGTTGAAAATTGAAGTGGATAGATTGCTCCTTCTACCAACATCTTCTGAAGCTATTTACCAGTAAACGTTTTAATTTTTTATTTTTGTTAAGGCGATTTTACTGCTTAAACACCTCCTTCTACCAACATCGGATAGAACCCTTTACTATGGCTTTCTCCCAAAACTAATTTTTGCGATTGGCTATGGTGGATGATTGTATGGGGAAGTGGTACAAGGAGGTGTAGTTAGCTAAATTAGTTTTATATTTCGTCTCTGTAAAAATTAATAAATAACTGTTCTGAAAGCTGAATTATAAATGTTTCTTTATAAACTTCTTCCGCATTTTTATTAACGGCTTCTGTTACCAATATCTTGTCGCCAAATTTATCTATTAAAGTATAAGTGCCGCTGGTTTGCTGGATTGAGTATGTGTTCTGCTTTGTATCGTGATGGAAGTTATTTGCCCAAATCAATTCTGTATTACCAAACTTGACGTTAGTTGGTATGGTAAATAGTATTGAATCAATAGAAACCTTTTCTGTGGATGTTTTAAAATTCTTCAATATCTCATTTCTTGAATCTGGCGGTAATGTATTTAACGTGTAGGAGTTTGGACTTTCAAAATGTTCGTGCAATATTTTATAAATGCCTAGCAGTTTAGAATCAGTTTCGTTACTTGTTAGATTGAATACCCTTCTTAATGTAATTGTTTTATAACTCATGATAAATTTGTTTTATTATTTCAAATATATCGTATTCAATTTAGAAGTAGGGGTAAAGTGGTGTGAAAATTGGAATCATTAACAAATGAATCTATTATCTCTCTATTATCTCCCCATGTTTGTGTCGGGTTTTATTAAAAAAACAGATACCCTTCATTTCCCTTAAAGCAATTTCAAGTAAACCAGCTTACAAGGAATAAGTAGTAGTAACTACCAATTCAATTCTAATGGCTCTATTTTCGATTCAAATATAATTTTGGATACATGGTAAGATTAACTTGGAATTAAATCTAAAATAGGCTTAAAATAAAGAAGGCTCACAAATTCAGTTGCAAGCCTTTCGGGTTTCTATAGGTAGGATTATGGCCTTAATTAATTTCTTCAAAATCTAAATCCATGCTATCTAATTGCTGAAGAAAATGATTATAAAATTTCTCGTCAACCGAATATTCACTTTCAGAGTTAACTATTTCAAAAGCAAGTACTTGATATTGTTCCAATATCTTCAATAGCTTTTCATGAAATTTCTGATTGTCTTTTAGATACTTCCCCCTGTTTCTTTGGTAGTTGTTATCAGCAGCGGGTTTTCCAATTTTATAGAACTTTTTTCCCTTTATCACTTTGACAACCACCTCTCCAAGTATATACTTACATATCACCTTTGTATTTTCATCGATTGCCTTAATTAATATCCCCTTTTTCATATTTTTTTGATTGTTTAAAAATTCATCAAGATTGAATAAGTTTAATTCAGCTTCTCCTTGTAATATTTGAAGGCTTATCTTCCCTAGCATAAAGGCCAAGCAAGTACTCAAGCAGAGGGTTGATTATGATATGTCTGAACAGTAATCTAATGCTGGTATGATTTGAGCAGGAGAATAAAAAAAATTAACCTTTAGCAACTTTCTATCAAGTTCAAAAACATCAAATTTCTTGTTATTGAATTCAGAAAAAATTTTTCTTACTTTTTTAACCTTCTTTGTTAACTCGTCAATATCCTGTAGTTTTTTGCTTTTCCTGTATGTTCTATTTATTATTCTATTCGCTATTATTTCATTCAAAGAAATATCACGCTTGACTGCTGCCTTTAAAAAATCAATTCTTGAATTATTGAATATGAAGCAGCCTAAATCATGACTACAATTTTTACCTTTTAATTTATCCTCAATGATAGTGTTATTCATTCTTTCGAGGCATCTAATTTCCTTGTTGATTTGTACTTTTGTCATTTTCTATTTTTTAAATATTAAACATATTTTTGCTTGAGTTAAAAGTATAGTTTTCCTGTCATGATAGCTGTTAGGTATCAAGCATAGCTACGCTACATTGTTCCCAAGATTTTTGTGTGATTATGTTTTTTTAAGTGTCCTAAAGATTAGTTATAAGAACACTAAGTGGGATAAATGGATGAATTGTAATAGAATCCTTGCTATTACGGTATTCTTTAAATTATTTCTGTTTTATTACAACTCAAAGGTAGAATTAGATAAGCAAACTTTTATGTCATAATTAAGTATTCATAATATGACAAGAAATAAAAAGGCAATTCCTAGAAAGAAATTGCCTTTGGTAATTTGTATCCGTGGATTGATTTGGATACCCGGTCCTGCCTAACATTTCGCTAGGCTTTCTTTAAATGATTTTCTCTTTTCTCTATCAGTTTTTCGCCCCAAAATTTTGCTTCGTTCCATGAAAAATATTGTTCCCCACATACCTCACATGATAGATAGTCTTTATCACGCATAGGAACTCTTGTGGAACTCATTTGATATACAGAACTACAATTTTTGCATTCAACTTTATCCATTTTTTTGTTTTTAGTGAGTGTAAATAATCAGAAATACTTGTCATCAAGAAAAATTTGTTTTTAACGCGATTTCTATTTTGAGGTATAAATTGCCAACTATCAATCATTCATCATTTATCCACATAGTTGCTAATAAATACTAACTAATTAAAGAAAGTATTTATAAAATGGCTAATAACAAAGAAAAACGTTTAGGTAACCCCACATGGCAAAAAGGCGTTTCTGGTAATGCTGCTGGTAGACCTAAAGGAAGTAAAAATAAAACTACAGAAGAAATTAGGAAGTTCATTCAGGAAATCGTTTCTGGAGAACTAAACAACTTTGAAGAAGATTTGAACGGTATGAATCCTTTTCAACGCTGGATGATACTTGAAAAAGTTTGCCGTTACTTTATGCCACAGTTAACCAAAGTAGATGCAGATGTTAAGGGTGATGTAAAGATTGAAGTGAGTTTTGAAGATGTTGAAAGGTCACAGGATACGGAGGATGAATGAGTGATAACGTAATTAAGTTAACCCTACCTAAACCTCATAAGAATCAGGAAGCAATATTAAATAGTCAAGCTAGGTATCGTATTTGTCAATGCGGTAGACGCTTTGGAAAGTCACTTCTAGCTTCTATAGTTGCTGTTACGGATATGTTAGCGGGCAAGTATGTTGCTTATGTATCGCCAACCCATGACCTCAATAAGCAGTTCTTTAAGGATTTTCTAAAACTATTACCTAAACAGATTATCAAAAATGATAATAAATCGGAGCTATATATTGAATTAATCACTGGCGGTTCCATTAAGTTCTTTTCGGGTGAGGCATTAGACCAATTTAGAGGCCGTAAATTTCACCTTGTAATCATAGATGAAGCTGCCTATATACCTAACCTAAATGAATCCTATAATAGCTCCATAAGGCCAACGCTGACGGATTTTAAGGGTAAATTGCTGGTTATCTCTACTCCTAAAGGTAAAGGCAACTACTTTGAAGCGTTATTCTTAAAGGGGAGGAATGGTGAACCGGGTTATGAGAGTTTCCATTACACCAGCTATCAAAATCCTTTCATTGATAGTTCTGAAATAGATGAAGCAAGGTTAAACATACCTGAACCTATTTTTAACCAAGAGTATCTTGCTATTAGCGGGGAAAATGCCGCTAACGCTTTTGGTGTATCCAATATCGATAAGAACATAATTCCAACATTATCAACTAAACCTTCCATAGTTTACGGGATAGACCTTGCAAAATATACAGATTGGAGTGTTATAGCAGGTCTTGACGAAGATGGCTGTTTGTCTTACTTCAATAGGTTTCAGGCTCCGTGGGAAGTTACGGTGGACAGAATTAAGTCCCTGCCTTCAAATGTAATCAAAGCTATTGATAGTACTTCAATAGGGGATGTAATTTGCGAGCGTTTGGAAACAGAAGGAGTTAAGGGAATCGTTAAGTACAGCTTTACCAATTCTTCCAAAGCTAATCTCATTTATAAGTTAATAAAGGATGTAGAGAAAGGAGCAGTTAGGTATAATCAAACTACTGCTGATGAAATGCACTCCTTTGAATATAAGATAACTAAGAGTAACAATATTACTTATGGTGCAGTAAGTGGCGCACATGATGATTGTGTTATCGCATTAAGCCTAGCGGCATATCATAAACCAAATTTTGATTTTTATAAAAACTGGAAACTATATATCCTGTAAACTTCCCTATTTAAATGTAAAAGTTTAAATGAATCAGGATATTAAAAAAGTGATTGAGCTATTGCCGTCAAGTTGGTATGAATTAAAGTTACAGCAATTCAAAAAGATGTTGGATTTAGAAGTGTCTGAATATGGTGATTTTGAAGGTTTGTTTGATGGAGTCGATAATACATTAAAAGTCTTATCTGTATTGACCGGAATTGAAACTGATATATTAGAAAGCATGAATATAAAAGATATTCAGGCAATGGCTAACAAGATTTCCTTCATTTCCAAGGAGCCTGATATTAAAGGTTACAAGGGTTCTATTAAATGGAAAAGAATAGATGAAGTAACTTACAGTGATTATGTAACTTTTATCACCCTTTCCAATGAGCCTTTAAAGAACATTGAGTTAATCATTCAATCCTTCTCTATAGAAAAATTAACGGTAGACGAAATAAACAACCTTAGCATGATTGAGGTACATGCCGCTTTTTTTATTCTAATGAAGTTGTTGAAAAAATCTATTCTGAATACAACAAAGAGGACAGCCAGCAAACTAATCAAACAAACAATAGTGGGGATAGTTCAACATTTCAGGACGAAGTTAAAAGTCAGATAAAGCACTATCAGAAACATTACTCCTACTATTTTATTGTGAAGGACATAGCAGATTATTGTAACTGTTCCTTTTTTGAAATAATGAAAACCCCTGCCATAGAAGTTTTTGGCATCATTCAAATAATGCAAGCAAGGGTAGAATACAATAAATTAATTAATAATGGCAAATAACTTACAGACAGTCAGTAGGGCGGCAATACAGGAAAGCAAATTAAGCCAACTGGATAACATAGGCCAATCGAGAGAAAAATTTGAAATAGGCAGTTTGACAGTTATTGAAACTGTATTGGGTGAGTTCATTGAAAGGGTACAACAGAATATCCAGAATGAAGGTATGAATGTTACTGGTCAAATATCTGAATTAACTTTAGAAACAAAGGATAATAAAGTTAACGTTATGGGTAAGCCTTGGTTGTTGTATCAGGATAGAGGCGTTTCAGGTATAAATCAGCGTTACAATACCCCTCATGCCTATACTGACAAAATGCCCCCAATGGAAGTTTTTAAAGAATGGATTAAAGCTAAGAACATCCAGCTAAGAGACAACGCTACATATCACGGCATGGATTCTCCCTTTAAAGATTTGACAGAAGATGAACAGGTTGAGAAAGCAGCTTGGGCAGTATCTCAAAGTGTATACAGAAAAGGATTGAAACCTAGAAATATCTACAGCAAAGAGATTCCAAAATTAGTAGACGACCTAAAACAACAACTGGCTAACTTTGGAATCCAACAAATTAGCCAGCAGATGAACATCAATAATAGAGGTGCCGATAGGGTAATTATCAATATGTGAAATTATTTGGCTTGGCTCTCAATAATTTTATCAAAAGCAAAAGCTAATTCCCTCCAAACGGATTCAACAGATGGTTGGTCGTAAGCTTTAGGCACATTTCCGTTTCTCGGATTATCGTAATATTTGCCTTGTGGAATATTTATTTCCAATTTTTTACCATCATTCGAGAACGCAAATAAAGTTGGGTGTCTATTATTTAATTCAAAGTAAGTACGCTCTTTACAATTTATAATACATTCTTCTACTTGCGGAAATTTACTCTCATATTCTTTACTGCAACTGTAGATAGCCTGCCGATAGGATGCATCGTGTGTAAAGCCCTCGGTTTTTACAGATATTTCCATTTTCTAATAATAAATAAATTTCAAGAATATTTAAAGATAAGAAAATACTATCTTTTAAAAGAATATTTCTTTAATGGCAATAGCAATACCCAAACAACCATATAAATTTACACCCGCAAGCAATCCTGTTCTATGGCAAATTATATCTGATAGTCTTTACTTAGTTTACTTTACGTGTGAAGTAAAAGAAGCAATCAGTGGTGTAACAATTCAGAGATTAGATTTATACCCTTCACCAAATAACCTTAAAGGAGTTTATATAGATTTGAGTAGGATTTTAAGTAATTATGTAAAGTACCAGTTCAAAGGCTTTACTGAAAACTTGCTGGACTCCTTTGACACCAACCTTCTAAAATACAGCTTAACTTTCACTGAAAAGAACTTATACATGACTGTAGATGGACCGATAATTGGAGATGGTGAAATAACTACTACTGCTGGTGACTATGTATTTTATGGTGAATTAGATAAAATCAGCTTCAAGTCATATAGGCAAAATAGATTCGTTGTTCAGGATGGGAAAATGATAAACTTCCTTACATCTAAGCCGGATAAAGTTTTGGTTAATAATTATTCAAATGAAGGATTATTCTTTTTCCAGGATAATTTCAATAAAGCCATTTCAGCCAAATATTCCTTTTATAGTAATTCAAATGTTGCTATTGGAACTTATATCGCAACATTAAACACTGCCAATCAGACAAATAAAAAACTATTCAGAATAAATACATCCTTGAAAACATTGAAGGATAAAATTACTGCTATTAACTTTAGCAATGTATCTTATTTTACCGTGCAATTAATAGATAGTGGCAATACACCCCTATCAGAATTAAAGACTTATTTAGTAGAAGATATCCCTTGTAGCTTAACTCCTTTCAATATCATATGGGTAAATCAATTTGGAGTACTGGAAACCTATCAGTTTGTTAATTCTGAAAGTACATTATCAGTAACTAAAAACATCATTCAGAAAAACCCAAATAAAGCAAATGATATAGGGGTTATTTCTAACTACGCCGATAATGTATTTAATGTAGTTGATGAGGTGTTAAACTCCACAACTGAACAGATAATTAGATTAAATACCAGAGTTTTAAGCGACTATAGTTTAAAATGGATAAGTGGAATAATCAACACCAAACAATGTTGGATAGAGGTTTATAACGATTTATTCGTACCTGTTTTAGTTAATGATACTTCAATTACCCTAACTAATCAAAGATATTTGACGCAACCGAATGTTAAACAAATATCTTTTAAATTGAGTGACGGTTTCGTTCCAGACTCTACTGTCTACAATTCAAATAATATTATACCACAAATAGAAAGTGTTAACACCGACTTTTATGTAAGAAATTCATAAGTATCTAATGCAAAGTTTTAGAATAGATAAAATAAACTGGGTTGCAGACTTAGACGCCCCTACCACTGTTGAAATTAGTTACAGAAAGAGTTCCGATGCTGATACAGAAGCAAGTTATACTAGTGTTGCCGATAACCTAGTTGCTGGTATTGATGGGGTGTTAAATAGCCCTGTTTATATTAACAACTTCCTTCCAGCTACCGATTATGTAATTAAGTATGTCATAAAAGATGGTGGAGCCACTTTCTTCCAGAACGTGACAAGTACCAGCCCTGTTATTGTCGGTGATTTTCTTGACAAAGTAAATCATGTAATGCCAAACATGCAATACATAGATACTACTAACACTGGCTTGCTTGATTCATATTTACCGGAAAAGATTGGTTGCCTATATACATTTAATTCTTCCTTTTCGGATATCTTGGAACAATTCGCTAATGCTCAATATACAGTAATCGATAATAATTTAGGTATTGGTTTTGATAAAAGGGATAATGAAATTGGTATAAAAATTACTGATAATGTTAGCTCTTTTATATCTGCCCCAAGTGATTCAAACGGTAACAATGAGGCATCTATAATTGGCGCTGATGGAAGTAGAAGCTATAGCCTTGGTATTTGGGCCTACTTCAACGACACAGAATTTTCGCAGCCAGGTGTTGACGGTAAATTTTGGCTAGTGTACGCTGGTGACCCTGATAAACATATTGGAATCTATATCAATACATCAACTAAATATGTACACTGGATTCATAAAAATAGCAGTACCGTAGAGGAAATCATATTGAATCATGCAGTAGAGGCTAACAAGTGGATTAGGATTTTTGTTCGTAGAGATGGCACCAATCCATCCGATAGCTATAACAATCAAATTTTAATGGTAATTAATGGCAGTTATTATTCTCCCTCTACCCCAACTTATTTTTCTTCTGCCTCAAATTATGCCGGAAGAAATAGCCAGCCAATTTATATAGGAATGGGAAAGCAGGATAGTAATAGTAACTTAATTCCAACTAAAGGAGTATATCATTATTTTTATTTTAGGACTGGATTAACTGATAACAACTTACGTGAACGAATACTGAACCCGCCATACCCAAAAGTAATTATAGCTAACCCTGATTTATCGGGTGAGTTTCAAATTACCCATGAGTATTTTGTTTCTTTAACAAATAATAAAGTATCTTTTGTTTTCCCGCATAATACGCCAATAGGCAATAAGAAGATGTGGTTCAGAACCTATAGCAATGAAAGACCGAAAATAGATATTACAGTTTCGGCGTTTTTAAAAAGACCAACGGGATTTGATATTGACTTCAGAAATACATCATCATTCTCCGCTAACAAAACTGCAATAGCAAATACTTTCAACGGACTGCATAAAAGTTGGGGAGGTTATGCTAATGGTGGCGTTGTAACTGATAATGTATATTTTCAGGATGGTAAATTGGTGTTAGAAGCGCATGGGGAAAAATATGATGGAAATGTTCAGGGGGTAAATAGGGATGGAACACCTAAAGTACACACTATTCAAAACGACCCTATTTGGGGAAGTGACCCTAAGTTGAACCAATCTTGGACAGAAAGAACCGGTTGCTGCATCGTTAGTAAAGAATATTTAGGTTTTGGTAGGTATTTGATTAGAACAAAGATTCCGCAAAAATTAGGTATTGCTCCGGCGTGGTGGTTATTCCATTACGAAGAAGTATATCAAAATACACCTGATTATGAATTGCTATTATCAGAAGGATTAAAAAGAGAAGGTAATTTTGCTGATGGTTATTATTTAGTGAGAAATCATGAAATTGATATTGAACAACCTTCACATTTAGCTATGGGTGTTTTTAATGGCTGGAGTGAGGTCGCAACCAATGTTATCTTCTTCAATATAAATGCGCAATATCATATAGGTATTCAAAATGACACAACTGCAAATAATGGCCTGTGGAAATATAACGGTAGTGGTTCCGCCAACAACAAAAGTAACTGGACAAAGGTAGGTACAGATATCAAACCTGTATATCAGCCTTCTTTTGACAATTTTAAATGTAATACATGGATTGGTGAAACTGGTTCTGGTAATGGATGGAGGTATAAAGACCCTTTAATTCCAGATACGCAAAACGATGAAGTATATTTAGCTAACTTAACTCCAATTGGACAACCAGCTAATGATGATAACTTCCATGATTATGAATGGAGATGGTATAAGGATAGAGTGGAATTTTATTTTGATGGAGTATTGAAACAAACAAATACTGCTTTTATACCTGATATTCCTTCCAGATTAACTATTGGTCCGTGGTTTCCTTCTGGCACGTCTAGTAATGGTTCAATTGCTCCGTGGCTTCCAGACCCTACAAAAACATGGGCTGGCTCTCCTGCTGATTGGAACTATCAAAAATTTATTGTTGAAAGAATTCTCTTTGAACCATTTACCGATATTCAGGCTGGTGGTTCTAATAGATTAATTGGTGAAAGTTATCCTTATGATGGGATGAAAAGTTTTAGCGTATAAAAAAAATTATTATATTGCCAATATCAAAAATCCAAAAAATATACCTATTATGCTTTGGCCCCAACTAAGTATTCAGTCAATTATTCTGTTTTGGTCACAATTAGGCATTCAATCAACTATTATTCTTGCAGTTATATTCGGAGCCTATCGTTTTCTTAAAAAATTCCTGGTAAAATATATAGACAGCGCGATTAACAAGTATGCGGAGAAAAAGGGTGAAAACCAAGCGACTAAAGAGGATATTGGTATAATAACCAAAATTTCGGAGGAAATTAAGCAAGAACTGAACACTCGAACTGAAAAATTGAAGTTCGAGTTTAATACCCAGACTGAAAAATTAAAATCTGAATTAAATAGTCAGACCGAAAAAATGAAGGCGGAGCTAAGTTTAGTAAATCAACATACACTTAGTTGGAAATTGGCAGAACGTGACGCATTGGTTCAACTACATCAAAAATTGATTGAACACTACCTACACCTAACAGGATTTACAAATAATTCATTTGCTTTCAGAACTTATGGGGATTTTGCCAGAATAATTGAAAATACAAATAGCGGTGTGGCAGCATTCAAAACTGCATATTGGCGATTGAGACTATTTGTTAATGACCATCAAATAGAACAGGAAGTTGAGAGAATTTTGGAAATAACCAGCAACTACTATGTGCAGTTAGCTGATTTTATAAATACTGTTTACAATACCCAAGTTCAAATTCTTCCAGGGGGATTAAATTTGGAACAACCTAACTTTACGCCAGAGGAAAATCATATGATGGACCTAACGAGGGCCGGATTTGCTAATTTTGTTAATACTACAACAACTCCCCTTACCAATGAAATTAAGCATTATATGGGTATATTATCTATAAGAATAAAAGAAAGAATTGCCGTTATTCAATCTTGAATTTAAGATATTACGCTTTTTAAATATTCCTTTAGCCAGGTTAAAGCCATTTCATCGTGCTGGTTTGTTGCCATGCCTTGAATTAACTTTAATCCCCATTTTTTACCAGCATATATGAAAACAAAGTTATCATCAGTAATTTCCCACATAATAGCAGGAGAAGTACTTATCAAATATTGGCAATCCCACGAAAGATAATAGGGTTGTACAGGGGGCTTTTGCTCCCGCTCATCTCTATTTTTACTCCTACTAACAAAGAAGGATTTCAATATTGAATGAGTAGGTTTTAAAGGCTCGTTTCCTTTGGGTTTAGGCTTCTGTAGTGGTTCAGAGAAAAGCCAAAAATAGAAGTTTTGTAATTCATGGATATAATCAATCACCCGTACCTTTTCCACATCTTCTAGCTGGATAGTCCATTTACCTTTAGGCGCTTCTTTCAAATAAATATGAGTACCATTAGGAGCTGCTTTTATCCACTTCCGCATAGCTGGATGACTTTCAAACCCTAATTTCCTTAACCTATCATAGTTTATCGGAAGCGGGGCCAGTAATTCACATAAATCCGGGATAAAGGCAAAATCCTTCTCCTGTACTTCAATTACTTCTTTATTGTCCAAAATGAAGTAATTGCCTACCCGTATATCTTCCAGCACTACCATGATGCAATATTACTAAAAATATTAGCAAAACAATAATGCCATTCTCATTAACATTTGTTTAACACTTCAGGAGTTAACAACCACTACCTTAGTTGTGGGTTAACAAACAATGGATGAAAGACCGGGATTTATTCTTATCTCCCGGTTTTCTTTTAAGACTAATATTTAAAAGGAAAAATGTATTCCATTTATTTAGTCGATGAAGAAACCCAAGATTTTATTTTACTTGATACTCCTGATGTTGACTTAGAAACTGTATTTGCGGTTTCAGATTTAGCAGATATTTCAAACAGAAAAGACACCATCACCAAAGAAATAACAATCCCCGGTACAGATAATAACAATAAAGCTTTTGGCAATTTATTTTATCTTAATAAACATTCTTCAATTTCCCTATCAAACAAAATCGGTTTTAACTACTCTCCATTAAGAAAAGTGTCAGCGTTAGTTTACGAGGATAGCATTTTAATATTGAAGGGAGATATGTTTGTTAAGAAAGTCAATATTGACAAACAAAAAACCGTTAATTATACGGCACAAATATCTGGAAAGTTTGTTGGTTTAAAAGCTGCTTTAGGAGATTCTTTATTAACTGATTTAAACTTTACAGACCTACAGCACGAATACGACCCGCAATACATAACAGACAGCTGGAATGGTTACATTTCAGGTGGCGCTAATTCTGTTGGTCAAAGTACACTAAGAAAATATAACCCGACAACAAATAGCTACTATTTTGAACCTGCTGAATATGGTAAGGGCTATTGCTATCCCACAATTGACTACGGTGAAATATTCTTAAATTTCGATGCAAACACTAATTATGATAAACTTAAAATTACTAACTATCGTCCGGCAATATGGGTTAAAGAATACTTCAAAAGAATATTTGCAAAAGTTGGCTATACATTTTCAATTGCTGATACAGAATTTGAAAAGACATTCAATAGGCTATTAATACCAAATGCCGATGAAAGGTTAGTTACAATTAGCAAAGCTAATCGTGCGATATACACAAAAACAACAACTCAACCGTGGCTATTTAACAGGGTATCGTCCAAATCTGAACATATTCTATCAAACCCGATTCAATTCGACAGTTTAAATAATACATATCTAACAAATTTTGGCGGCCCATATGGGGAAAACCGGCCTAATCCTGATGATAGATTGAGGTTACTAATGGTATGTGCCAAAAGTTTCAAATCTGATGCGAGAGTTAAAGTTTCTGGTAGCTTTCAGAATTTATTTTCTCAACCGGATACATTCTCTATTCAGTTTGTCAAAAGAGCGTTTAGCACTGATGAAGAATCTATAGATTTTGACGTAATTGCCGAACAGAAATTTACTGCTCCGGCTAATCAAACAATAAATTTTGAGGCTGATATAATCGTACCACCATATGATTTTAATATAAGTAATCAATTGCAAGTAAGACTTCTGCAAAACTTCATTGATAGTTCACCCTGGTATAGCAAAGGAACTATTTATTCCGCGTCTTTAGAGATTAGCAAGGATAGTAACACAAGTTATGCTGTCAATGCTTCTTACAATGATATAATTACACCTAAACCACCTGATGACATAAAGCAATTTGATTTTATTAAATCTGTCATCAGTATGTTCAATCTTTACGTTTATAATAGAAACGATAATCCAACACATCTCTATCTCTGCACTTACGATAACTTCTATGCCAAAACCAATGTAGATGTAATTAGGAATAAGGCTTTCAACTGGACAAACAAGGTAGATTTTAAAGGTGGATTCAAAATAAATAGTAATCTTTCAATACCTAAAAAATATACGTTCACTTTAAAAGAAGATGCAGATTCGCTAAACAAGAACTACAAAGATAAATTTGGGGAAATATATGGAACGAAGAAATTTTCAGATTCTTTGGGTTTAACAGAAAGTAAAAGTGTTGAAGTGATATTCTCTCCTGCTATATCTGCTCAAATTGCAGGAATTAACAGATTGCAGCCATATATTACGGATGGAGGAATAACTCTAGCAACTAAAAAGCCAATTAAAAGCAATATCAAAATACTCTACTTCAATGGTGTTAAACCTACCGCTTTCCACTGGATTAGCCAAGACTTTTTAAACACCAATGGAAGTTGGGGAGTACAAACTTTAATGTCTAATGGATGGTATGCTCATGTCAGTAACTATATTTTCGATGATTATAACACAAATAAATTTACTCCTTATGATGGCACTACGGGAAAACCGAACCCAAATATTCCTTTAAGAGATATTTATTTCAACTCCCCAAAAGAATTTTATTTCAATGTAACTAACTCATATCTAACTATTCCAACTGGCTATAATTATTACGAAAATCAAACAAAAGAATTAACAAACCCTAATTTATTTACTATTGAATTGAGCCTATATCTGAACGAAATTGATATTAACACTATTGATTTATCTATACCTATTTATTTGGATTTAGCCGAATTTGGCCATAGCTATTTTAAAATTGTTTCAATCAATTACACAAACAATAAAAGCCCATCCAGCATAATTCTACAGAAGATAGTTTTATAAATTATTCTCCTTGATTAAAAGCCCTGATAGTTCATTTTATCAGGGTTCATTTATTCCATCACTACTAATATTTAAAGATAAAAGCAGTAGATGGTGGAAAGCACAAATAATCAAAATCAGAATCAAGTTATAATCTCCGTAGGGGCTGATACAAGTTCTTTAAATAGCTCAATTGATAGTGCAAGGCAGAGTATTCAGGGCTTAGGAAATACTCCTGTTCCCACAACTTCTTTCAAAAACTACAAAACCGCTATTAGAGAAGCGAACAATGAAGCACAGAAGATGGAGCAACAGTTTGGCAAAAATTCTGCTCAATTTGTTGAGGCTGCGAAAAGAGTTGCTGAATTAAAAGACAAATTTTCTGAATATAACCAAACCGTTCAAGCATTTAATCCTGATAACAAGTTACAGGCTATTGTTTCCCTAGCCAAAGGTGCAACAGGTGTGCTGCAGGGTGTTGCTGGTGGATTTACTTTGATTGGCGCTAACAGTGAAGAAGCTACTCAAACTATAGCAAAGTTACAGGCATTGATGAGTTTTTCCCAAGCCCTAAATTCGTTAGACGATATTAAAAACTCCTTCAAAAACATAGGTACCGTTTTAGGTTTAGTAACTACAGCGCAAGAAGCTAATACCGCTGCTACAGAAACAGGAACTATTGCCGCAAAAGGTTTAGGACTTTCATTTAAAGCTATTGGTATTGGGTTGATAATAGCCGCTGTCTCTTATCTGGTCGCCAATTGGGATAGTTTAAAAGATTCCGTCTCTAAACTTCTTCCAGGATTATCCAAAACAGGAGAACTGTTCGATGAAGTTAAAGCAGTGGTTATTGGTGTGGGCAGTGCCGTAATCCAATATGCCGTTGCACCTATTAAAGCGTTAGTGGATTTAATTAACGGTGATTTTAAAGGTGCCGTGGAAGATGTAAAACAGGGATTTAATCTAATTGACAACTACCAGAAAGGGTATCAACAACAAAGGCTGAAACAAGCTGATGAAGCCGCAAGAGAGTTAGCAGAAAAAAGAGCAAAAGAACTTGAAGATGCCATAAAGATTTACAAAGCAGCTGGTGTTGAGGTACCAAAGTTAGAAAAAGAAATGTACGCTTTAAAAATTAAGGCGCAAAAGCAAGGAAGTGATGAATATAATAAAGCTATAAATGAACAATCAGTTTATGAAGCTGGTGAATATAAGAAGGCAGTAGATAAAGCAAAACAGGAAGCAGACAAAAGAGAGCAAGAAGCAAAACAAGCGGCACAAAAAGCAGCACAAATAAAGAAACAAGCACTAGCAAAAATCGCAGCTGATGATATTGATGCAGCTAAAATTATCAATACCCAAAATACAACTGCCAGAGATAGGGAACTCTCCGATTTAAATTTTGACTATAATAGGAAGATAGACCTTTATAAAAAATGGGGAGCCAATACTGCCAAACTAACAGAAGCATTTAATACTCAGAAGCTGGAAGTTAATAAAAAGTATGACGAATTAATAAATACAGCTATTAAAGAGGCAGAAGATAAAAATCTATCTGTGTATGAGCAAAAGAAAGAAGCTATCAATAAGAAAATTGATGATTTATTAAAGAATGCTACTGATAAACAGAAAGAACAGTTAGAACAGTTAAGGAATAATCAATTAGGAAATGTAGACAAAGAACAAAATCTAAATACAGTCAATGTAAAAGCCAATGTTGAGTTAATTACAACCCAAGCTGAAAATGTAATTGGCGAAAGAGATACACCTGAACAAAGGTATAATAAAACTCTATCCGTTTTAGATGCTCAAAAAAATGCTGAACAAGCTGCATTTGAATTGAAGAAAGAAACATTAGGCAATAACCAAGCTGAAATTGAACAGTTAACCGCCCAACACAACGCTAACCTAACTGGATTTGAAAGAGAAAGAGTACAGGCTAATAAAGATTTATCTAAAAATGAAACTGACTATAAATTAAATCAATTAGATATAGCTGGCAATGCCCTGTCAGCCTTTTCCGATTTAGCTGGCCAACAAACTGTAGCGGGTAAAGCCTTGGCAATTGCATCCGCGACTATTTCAACATACCAAAATGCCGTTTTATCCTACCGTAACGGTTTGATGGTTCCCGGTCCAGTCGGAATTGCTTTAGGTATTGCTGCTGCCGCTGCTGCTGTTGCCACCGGTTTAAGTAATATTAAGAAAATTGTATCTGTTAAGGTTCCCGGTAAAGGTACTGGCGGCATTTCTACGCCTTCAATTACTGCTCCTTCAATTTCTTCTGCTACTGCTCCTGTGATTGATGCAGCGACGTTGAATAACACTAATAAGATACAGGATGTAAGGCTAACTAATACACCACCAATTACAGTAAAGGCAGTGATAACAGATAAGGACATTCAGGATTCCAAAGACAGGAATAGTTTCTTTAATAACCTTTCAACTCTTTAATACTAATTCCATGAATGACGAAGAATTTACCATTATATGAAATAACCATCGATGAATCCCAAGAAAGTTTTGTGGATTGTATAAGTCTGGTTGATAAACCTGCTATTGAATCTAATTTTCTTGCTTTCTCTGAACATAAAGAGCTGCAATTTTCCTTTAATGATGAAAGGAAGGAGCTGTTAGGTATTGCAATGATTCCCGACATGAAAATATTCCGAAAAGATGATGCTGGTAACGGTTATGAGGTGTTTTTTTCCAAAGATACCATAAGACAGATTGCACAAGTGTTTTTTAAAAGAGGATTTCAGAAGAATATGAACATAAATCATACAGAAGTTCCAGCTGACAGTTACGTATTCCAATCTTTCATTGTTGACAGCGAACAAGGTATTAATTCTCCCAAGAGTTTAAACGCCCCTGATGGAAGTTGGATTGTTGGTGTTAAAGTCCAGGACAATAGTGTTTGGGATGACATTAAACTAGGTCGGGTTAAGGGATTTTCAGCTGAGGGTTTGTTTTTACTAGCTGAAAGTAAAATTAAGCAGGAACATAAAACGGAAGAAACTGAACTATTGGAATTTTTAAGAACGATTAACTCAATACTAATAAAATAAAAGCAGCACTATTTAAAATATAAACAGATTAATGTTAAAAGAAATTAAACATGAGTTAGTAAAATTCCTTTCAGTTTTAAAAAATGAAAACTTTGATGGTGTAACAGAACTATCCCAAGATTCTGTAAAAATTAGCGAGCAAAAAATAGGTGGAAAAGTTGAGATAATTGGCCAAGATGGAAAACTATCTAATGCACCTGATGGAGAGTATAAACTAGGAGATTTTCAATTTACTGTTAAAGCCGGTTTAATTGAAAGTATTGCTGGTGATGCTCCAAAAGAAGTACCTGCAAAGATGGATAACAAACCTGCACCTAATGAACCCGCAGAACCTACTGAAGCCCCTGAAGCACCCGAACAAGCCGATTTAGATGCCCTTGCTGCTATTGCTGATTTAAAAGCTGAAACAGATAGTATTAAACAAGATATTGAAAGCATTAAAGCAATGTTGGCCGAATTTGCAAACAAATCTGACGTATCCCAATTCAAAAACGAAGTTGTTAAGCTCAATAAAACCATTGAAAAGTTAGCCAAACTCCCAGCTGAATTTAGTAAAACTACCACTTCGAATATCGTAAAGGATAAACAGGAAGATAAAATGAATGAATTTTTAAAAATATTCAATAAATAATCATCTCCCTATACTAATTAGAAAAATAAAAGTTAACCCTAAAAAATATTAATGTCATTTGATAAAACCGCACTCTCAAACTATGTAGAGCTTAAATCAAAAGAAATATCTTCTCAATCGGTAAGCCAAGCTAAAACGGCCAAGTTGTTAATTTCAACTAATAACGTACAAGTTGGTATCAAAGGAGCTGCACCAATTTTAAAATTAGATGCTGATACTGCTTTTCAGCCGGGTGATACCTGCGGGCGTGTTGCTTCTGGAGATGTGAAATTAGCGGATAAATTAATTACTGTCAAAATACTTTCTGATAAACAAAATATCTGCCCTAAAGTACTTACTTCAACTTACTATTCCTTTGTTATTGGAAGTGGTTCTGAACCAGAAGGCCAAGCTGTTGAGGCTGCTTTTGCTTCTTATATAATGAATTTAAGAAGCGCTAAGATTCAGGAGCAAAACGAGCAACTTTTGTGGAAAGGTGATACAACCCTTAATGGTGCCAATAACCTCAAATACATCAACGGTATTTTAAAGCAAGTTACTGGTTTAGCTATTAACATCAATTCTACCAAAACTACTTTGGTTGAAAAGTTACAGGATGGTTTCTTAAAAATGCCTGTAAAAATTACTGCCCACGATGATTTTAGAATCTTTATTGGCGAAGATATGTTTGCTTCATATTTAGTGGAATTAGCAAACAGAAATATATTCCGCGCTACTGATGACTTCAAATTGTATGGAACAAATGCTGTTTTAGTTCCTGTACCTGGTCTAAACGCTACAAACAAAGTATTTATGTCTAGGCTTTCAAATATGCAGTTAGGCATTGATGGTACAAATGAAGATGAAAAAGCAACTTTAAAGTACTCAATAGAAACCGAACAGTTCTATCAAGATTTTTTTTGGAGCGTAGGTATCTCCGTAATCTATGAAACTGAATCAGGTTTAGGCGATTATTCTGCATAAGTAAAAACTAATTAAAAGAGGATGGGCAATATGGCCTTTCCTCTTATCATAAAAAAATAATTTAAATTAATGTCATGTGCAAGTTTAACAGCTTTATTAAAGACGTGTGGTAGTACTGGTGTAATCGGTGGTTTAGAGCGTATGTATATTATTTCCTATGCTGATTTACAAGCGGTTTCTGGTTCTACCAATGGCGATGTATATACAATATCCACCGGAGGCTTAGTAAGTGCCATTGGCGTAAAAACCGCCAAAGCATTCGTTGAAGTTGGCTTATTAAAATCTTCTTCTAAAATAGATGAAGCTATGACCAAACAACCCGAAAAAGCAGTTCTATACTTTACCCAAAACGTATCATTAGTTCTTCCAGAAATGACACAGGAGAACAAAGCATGGGTGGAAAATATAATGAATCAACCTGTTTGTATTATAGTTAAGTCTCGCAATGGTAAGCACTATATTGTTGGCCTTAATGGACTAATGGAGTTAATGAAAGCTGATGCAAGTACAGGTGCTGTGGAAGGTGACGGAAATAGTTATACACTAGAATTTACTGGCGTATCAAATAGTCTTATCCCAATTGTTGACCCTACTTTAATACCTACACTTTTAACACCTGCTGTATAAAAGAAATTGATTAAAACAAAAATTACAACCCCTTGCGAAAATATCTGTAAGGGGTTTTTTATTGCTACTAACTAAGAAAATACAAATGCTAATTCTTGATAAGCAACTTGATAATAACGAAATAATAGTAACAGTAACAGAAAGTGTAACTGCTGCTAACCCATCTTTTACTATGCAGCTGTACTCATCATTTTCAAAAAAGGAATGCCGTATTGAATTAGGTTTAAATACTTCCCAATATCCTGAAAGATATGACTTATTTCCTATCAATAAATCTGCTTTTGGACAACTGGAAACTGGCTTCTATGCATATAAAATATTTGAGGTTAATGATTTACAGAAAGTCCTAGAGCAGGGCTATTTAAAAATTAAAGACGTATCTGTTAACCCAACTATAAAACCGGTTGAAAATATAAACGATACCGGATTTATAGTTTATCAAGAAAATAAGTTCCTATGAATGTACAACAAAAACAGAAATAATAACCCCAAACCAAAAGACGGAGCCATAGAAGTATTCAAATTTGAAAAGAACAATTTGCCATTACCTTATGAGACTTTAAACAATAACGATAACAATGTAATTTGGTATGGTGTTGATAACCTGTATCCCAATTTTCTATTATCACTATATAACAATTCGTCTATTCACTCGGCAATAATTAACACCAAAACCACTTATTTGATTGGAGATGGCTTAAAGATAAACGGTATAGATATAACTGTCAATGTTAATTCGGAAGATAGCTTTCAGGAATTTGTAGGAAAGATTATTAAGGACTTTTTACTATTTGGATATTTCGTTGTTGAAGTAGTATATAATAATTTCAATGAACCTATAGAGTATTTTCACGTACCAGCCCATTTAGTTAGGACAAATAGGTTAAAAGATAGATTTTGGTACTCCGATAATTGGGTCTTTAGAAAGAAACTGATTGAATATGAGAGATGGAAATTAAACAATTCAGATAGCACCTCTAAAATATTCTTCTATGATGGCTACAACCCAAGCATTAACAGAATATACAGCCAACCTGATTATAACGGCAGTATTAAATCAATTGTTACTGATATAGCCATTAAGGATTTCAACTTAAATCAAATTAAAAATCATTTCAGTTTATCTACGCTTGTCACCTTCTTTAACGGCTCTAACCTAACTGATGAGGCCAAGAAACAGGTAAATAAGGAGCTGAAAGAAGTATATAGCGGGGAAAACGGAGCTAAATTAATAGTCTCCTTTGAATCATCAGAAGGCAAAGCTGCTGATGTTAAGAATATTTCGGCTGGTGATTGGGATAAGGCTTTTGTTGAAGTAGCTAAAAGTGTATCAGAAGATATTTACAAAGGCCATCAAGTAACGTCACCTATGTTATTTGGTGTAATGGAAGCCTCTAAACTTGGGGGAGCAACTGAACTCGAATTAGCCTACTCCATTTTCAAAAACACCTACATAAATGTTAAAAGAATAGAATTGGAATCAGCGCTTAACTTACTTTTCTCCAACTCAAATTTGATTAAAGGAAAATTAGCATTCACAGATAAACCTTTGTTTTCTGCTCAAATTAGTGACGTTTTAAAGGAACGTATATTTACTGTTAATGAATTGCGCAAAGAGGCTGGAATGCCACCTTTAGCTAATGGAGATAGGTTAATGAATGAATCCCCTGCGCCTATTACCAAATTTGATGAAGAAGAAAGTGATTTTGATGATGAAGAAGTGATTGATAAAAAAAAAGGCCAGTTAAAGAAACTTACTGATGAGGATTTTGATAAAGTAAAACATTTTGGGAAAAGTAAACAGGATTTTGATGTAATTCAGCATGGAAAGTATGTTTTTAATCAGTTTGAAGCCAATAAAATCCATCTACAATTTGACAAAGAAAAGGATATAGCAGATTATCTTATCAGCAATGTCATAAAAAACATGTCTATTGATGATATAGTAGCTGAATTAAAGATAAAGGGAATTGAAATTTCTTCTGCCGATTTAAAAGACACCATTAGTAAACTTAATGACAGTGGCGTATTAAAAGCAACTATATCAGATAATGAGGTGACTGTAAAACCCAATAAACAGGCTGATATTCCTAATACTGGTAAGATTCAAGTTATGTATGAGTATGTGAAAAGAGATGATGTTAGCGGAGGTACATTATTAAAAACTTCCAGAGGATTTTGTAAAAAGTTAATTAACAATGATAAATACTATACCAGAGAAGATATACAAACTATGAGCAGCATTTTCGAGTATGATGTATTTTCTTATGGTGGAGGTTGGTATAATTCCCCTGATGGCCCTACTCCTTATTGTAGACATAAATTCAAATCAGTTATGGTAAGACTAAAAGATAATAATTAATGGAAAAGAAAGTAATACTGATATCTGAACAGGATTTAAAAGATAGTTCCAATATTGAATTAAACAATGACAACAAAATTTTATCCTTTTCGATTCAAGATACCCAAAACCTCTATTTAAAACCAATATTAGGAAAAGAGTTATTTGAAGAAGTAATTGATTCAATATATCAAGCTGCAACTGATGATACCTTTACAATTAGCGATGAAATTAAAAACCTATTGGATGTAATTAAACCCTATTTGATTCATGCCGTAATTGTTGACTATCTTATTACCAACAATTATAAACTAACCAACAAAGGTATTTTAAAGCTGAATGATACTTCTGCTAGTAATGTTAATCCTAGTGAACTTGAATACACCAAGAACTATTACGACAACAAAATGACTGCTTATAAGGCGGCGCTGATTGGTTATTTGAAGGACAATAATTTAACGACAAGGAAAGCCGATAAAGATATTACTACTGACGTTATTGGTTGGTATCTTCCAGGACTAAACCAGTGTAATTAATGAAGTATTTTTTATTGTTAACCTTTCTTCTATTTAGCTGCAAAACTTCTAAAAATATTCAAAAGGAAAAATTTGATAGTATTGCTTTGTCTATTATTTTAAACAAACATTACCATTTTGTTGATAGTAGTAAACATTCAACTTCTGATAGCAATTATTTGAAGATAACTATTACCAAATTCAATTATGATAGTGCATTAAAGACTTCTTATAAAACCGAAGAAAAGATAATTGAAAAAGGAAAAGTAACTAAAGAGAATAATTTCAATCACGTAAAGATAGATTCTTCAAAGTATATAAAGAAAGATAGCTCATCAATTAAAGAAGAAATGAGTACCAAAAAAGTTGATAGTAAAGTAAGTGGTTTTAATTATCTCCTATTGTTAATCCCCATTGGCTTATTAGCTATTATTTGGTATGTAAAAAAGAAGTTATGAAAAATGTTAACCCTAAATCAGATAAAGAAACTATTACAAGATTGGTTTTTGAATCACAAACAAGTACGACATTTCTTTTGGGGAAATGTTCAGGATTATATTGCAGTATCCAATAAAGAATACACTTCAATTAACGCTGAGTTTATCAATTCCAGCTATTCAGATAAATTTCTAAATCATTCCTTCCGTATAGCTATTGGAGATTTAATTAACCCCAATCATCCAGAACAAGAAACAGAGGTAATAAGCGATAGTATGAGTATTGCCAATGATTTCATCTCTCATTTTGAACAGATGGAAGGATTTATCTTTCAAAAATCAGGAAGTATTCAACCATTTACTGATTCAGATGGAGATAGGATTTCAGGGATAGTTTTTGTTTTTGTATTGCAGATTCCGAGAAGGGCTAACGACTGTCAAACACCTACTAATTGAATAAAATTAAATGTTCAAATACAGCGTAGAAATTCTTCAAAAACTGGTAAATCAAGTGATTCATTCAACTACTGCCAACAATATCTTAAAAGCCGTTATTGGTAGTTGGCTTTTCTTTGCGGGAATACATACCTATATATATTGTGTATTAGCTTTGGTTGTTATAGATGTAGTTACAGGGATTATTGCCAGTATAAAGAAGGGGGAGGAATTTAGAAGTAGGATTCTTAGAAAAGGACTGGTTGAAAAGGTGATATTGTATAATCTGTTAATGATTTCTGTATTTGTGTTGGAGATAGTTATTAAAACAGCATTTAACTATTCAACTTTTTATTTGGTATTAATCGCCACGGTGTGTATTACGACTTATGAACTTTCAAGTATAATGGAAAACATACTGGTTATTAAGCCAGAACTAGGCTTTGTTAGGAAGCTGATAAATCTTATAAATAAACTCCAGGATAAAACAGTTGATATTGCCGCAAAGAAAATTGACTTACTTGATGGGGGTTCTGGTAATGAATGATATAATTGCTTTCCAATTCAGTGCAACAGCTAAAAAACCAACAGCCGTTGCTAAATAAATTATGAACTGTATGAAACCATTAGTAGCCCCCCAAAAAGTATTTGCCTTTTCAATGAAAGGCCAAAATCTTCGTTTTTCACGAGAGATTTCGGTAACGCTTTTAGGGCTTTGAACGGTATTATTTGGCATAGGGATAATTTCGTTCTTCATCAGTTCCTCTTTTCTATGTTGCATTATTATTGCAAAATCTAACGCATTTAAAGAGGTGATTGGCTGATTACTAGGTTCCTCCCTGTCGGTTTTCTGATTAAGATATGCCTCATGACCTCCAGCATCCTTAATGGTTCTCCCTAATTCTGTTAACGAGATTTGGTAGGTATTCTGAAATCTTTCAGCATAATGCAGCTGATTTAATAGTAAGTCCTGAATTTCATCTTGTAAGTCAATAGCCTCCCGATATTCTTTACCTTTCAAAAACAACGCAATTATGTTATGCAGCATAAATCTTTCATATCGTGGTAGATTGGGGAATAACTTATCAAGATACACGAATGCCATCTTATATCTATCATCACCACTGAATAGAGGTCTATTGATTTCGTTGAGGCCGGCCATTAATATAGATTTGGGGTAAAGATAACTAATACGGCTTAAATAGTTCATTCAAAGGGGTTTCTAGCCCCTTTGCTATTTTCAGTATAGTATTGAGTTTGCAGTTCAACTTTCCTAGCTCAATAGCGCCAATTTTAGAATGGTCAACATCGCAAATAGCCGCTAGTTCGCGAAGGCTTAGACCTTTCGCTTCCCTTATAGCTTTTACGTTATCTCCCAGCGTTTTATATACTATTTTGTCTAAATCCGGCGTCATTACCGGAAAATTCAGATAATTTTTTATTTATTTTGTAGTCCCTAGCGGCTACAATTAATTTTTGCCATATTTTGCAACTTATTAATTAATACAATGTTATAAGTTTTACCCTAACTCAATCACCCCTTTAAGCATCCATTATGTACTACGTCTATTTTTTTGATTTCCTGAATGCAGATAATAAGGAATTATGCACCAATTTGAAAAATAGCAAAAATTCAGATGACATAGCCCGATACTACAGAAGCAAGCCGCAAGTTAGTCGCACAACATTCAGTGGACTAAAGGATGCTCATGAATTTATTAAGAAGATGCCTGGTCATATAGATTTCTTTGCTTTGACCGATGATAAGTTTAACTACTTAATGGAATCGGAGGAGTGTGAAGATATGAGAAGGATTTATGCGGCTACTTTAAAACCCGCTCACGAATCAATTAAGATTTTAGCCAATATCCCTAGAAAGCCTCAAGACAATTAATTCTTTCACTATTTAAATTAAAAGTAAATTCAAATGAAAGCAGTTTATTGGTTAACTATCCCCGTCTTATTTCAATACTCCTGTACCAGCTATGTTGGCAAAACATATAAATGTACGGATGATAGCAAGTATATTAAATTCCTAAATGATAAAAAAATTGAATGGGAATGGTCGCCACAATTTAGAGCTGAAGAACGGGAATATACTATTGAAAAAAACAAGATTCGAACTGTAAGGACATTTTTGGCGGGTCAGATAGACTATATCAATATTGTTAGTAAAGATACCTTAGAAAGCCACGGATGGATTTATACACTTCAAAAATAGTACACCTACAAGTATGAAAAAATTTATTGTTTCAACATTCACTTTATCAGTTATTATTTCTTGCACAAGCTTTGCTCCTTCAAATGACCTAAAAGAGGCCAAATTAAAAGGCAGTGTAAAATCAATAACGATAACAACTTCAAAAGGTACAATGTCCTCAAACGGATTTAGAAAAGATAATATTGAAGATATTGAAATTGACGAATACAATAAGGCCGGTTATCTTATCCAAAAAACCTTCAAGCTTCCATCCGGTATTAATCAATCTATAGAATACAAAAGATATGATAGCAAAAATCAACTATTAGTTAGCGAAAGGATGAATCCCTCTGGTAGTCTAGCTGAAAAAATTGAGTATGAATACAATGATAAAGGACAGAACACAAAAAGGATATTATATGAGGGGGATGATTTTATAAGAGGTTCTGTTATTAGACATTTTGATTCAATTGGAAGAATCGGGCAAGAGGATAATATACCCGGCAAAACAATCTTTGCTGCGTATTTACCTAAATTACTAAAAAAAGCCTCCTTCCATTATCAGTATGATTCAAAAAGTAATATGACCGGCTTATATTACAATGCTATTTATGATAGTGATAGGACTTATGTACTCTGGTTTACCTATTCAAATAAAAATGAAATGTTGACCAAAACATATGTTAATCTAGTAGGGGATACTATTTACATGAATAGCTATAGTTACAATGATAAGGGTGATTTAACTTTAGAAAAAAGAAAGTGTAACAGTAATCAAGGCTCCGATTGTAACTATGAAAAAGCATATACTGCTTATGAATATGACAATAAATCTAACTATACGAAGGTAGTTCGTATAGAAAAACAGCGATTTAATGAAGTGTATTATATGGTTGAAAGGGAGATAACTTATTACTAGTTTGTTCTATGTTTATTCGTTCCATGGGTGGACGATTTTGAAGTATCTCGTTTATATTCAATTTACCGAACGACAGCACAAATAAATACCGTTAATTATAACATATGAATATTTTTAAATTTTTTATACTAATTATTTTCATTTCGTTCCCCGTTTACTCCTTCTCTCAAAATTCAATTGATAATAACCAGATAGGAGGGATAAAATTAGGTATGGGAATTACTGCCATGAAGAAAGTATTTCCTGCCTATAAATTTAAAGAGTATGAACCAGATGGAAACGGAGCAGGAGATTGGAGGAATCAGGAGGCGGATATAAGCACATTAGACATATTTAAGCCAAATTCAAAGAAATCCAGCTTTTCTATAGTACTAAATGCTAAGAAAGCGGGTAATATAGACTACTTAGATACGGATTATAAGACTAGGGAGAATATAGGTGTTGGTTCTACATTGGGAGACTTAATTAGATTATTTCCTAATATGTATATTGCTTTAATAGGTGGTTTTGATAATGTAACCCAAAAGGAAACCGTTGTTATTACAGCCCTAACTAAAAGCTATCCCAATCTTCAATTCAATATTACATCTACAGCAGAACTTGATAAGATGGACATTGATAAGATTGATAGAAACAGTTTACCTACTTCCTTAAAAATAGATAAGGTTAGCCTTCTTTCATTTGAAGCAAATAAGAATCTATTCGATGAAGGAAATTTATTAGTATCAAAGGAAGAAGATAGAAAGGGGCAAGTGAATAAACCTGCGTCTTTTCCGGGTGGTGAAGAAACCATCGCAAAGCTTTTATCCAAAACTATGCGTTACCCTAGAAGTGCGCAGGAGAAAGGCATTCAAGGAACAGTTAAAATAAAATTCACCATAGATGAAACTGGTAGAATTTTGAATCCTGTACCCATTACTCATTTTGGAGGTGGGTTAGAAGATGAAGCGCTAAGAGTGGTTAAATCCATGCCCAATTGGTTACCAGCTATCAAAGACGGTAAACAAGTAGCAGAAGAAAAGACTTTCCCTCTTAGGTTTATGTTGGCTAATTGAAGATTTTTAACTTTAAAAACGAATATTATGGCAATTTTTGGTGCTGGTTCAATGTGGGATGGCACAGATGAACAAAAGCAAGAATTCTTTGAGAGCAATAATTATGTTATAGGTTGGGACTATGCGGAAGCAAGAGATGTTTACTTTGCTCTATCATCCTTGAAGGTTGGGGATATTATATATTTAAAAAGCAATCAACCAGGTTCAAGAACTATTAGAGTTAAAGGAATAGGTTTGGTTACAAAGCCCTTAATCGATAAGCTATTTAATAGTATGTATGGAAAAGATAACATAACTGATATTGACCCTGTTATAGAGGTTAAATGGGTTAATAAAGAGGAATTCCATATTACCATTCCAGAAACAGAAGGTAGACTGACTAATATAAGGGCAGCAACATTTTTTGAAGAATATTTACCATATGTTCAAGATGAAATCCTGAACAAGATATTTTCTTCGATAGAGATACAGTGAATCAATGTCCGACTCCATTTATTATTGGGGGGCCGATTAGGCCCCCTTTATTAATTAGAAGCTAGGTATTTGTTTGGGTAAGGATTGAAGGTGTGTATAATTTCTTAGGGCTGTTTCTGGATTGTTACCCATCATAAAAGCTACAACAACAGGGTTTATATCATCCGCGATACATCTAGTAGCGAAGCCATGGCGAGCTGCATATAAATCCCTTTCTGGTATCTTCAATTCCTTAATAATTGGCTTTAATACCCTACGTTGAAACATCCTATCATCAATGGGTAAACCGGTAAAGGATAGGAAAATAAGGTTATCAGGTTGTTTATTAGTAATCAATGGAAGAAGAAGTTGTTTAACATCGGGGTTTAATGGAATAGACCTTATTTTACCATTTTTAGTTTCCTTCCTTATCCTTGCTCCACCATTAGTTTTACCAAGATTCCGGGCCATTACTTCCTCAATGTTAATTAGGTTGCTATTAAAGTCAATATGTTTAACCCTTAGACCTACAGCTTCAGCAGGTCTTACACCAGAATTGAAGATAAAGTATATAAAAGGGTAGTAATGTGAATGAGGATACCGGGAACTTTTAGGTTGGTAGGTATTATTAAGTACTGCATCCAATATAGAATTGATTTCTTCAACGGTAAAAGGTTCCCGCTTAGGGTTACTCTTTTTGCCACCACTACTTTTCTTAGTTGGAACATCTTCAAATGGATTAACCTTATATCCCTTGAACTTAACAGCCCACTTATAGAAGGCATGTAATAAGGTCAAGGTATTGTTATAGGTCTTTGGGGCAATATCTTCTTTGTTCAATAATAACAGTGCGTTATCAATTTCAAATGCACCCCAACGTTTAAGCAAATTTCTAATTCTGTTATAGTGGCTATTCTTATCACAATCTTTATGACGGTAGTTTATAGTCCAAAATTCAAAGTCATTTATCAACTGCTTATCGTATTCCTTTTCAGGCTTTATATCAGCAGGAGAGGGCTTTAAATTGATTTCAGGAACAGTTGATTCAGTAGGTGGTTGAAAGGTTTTATAAAGCGCTAAGGATTCATCAAATTGATTCTGCTGTATATCCTTTTTAATTGTTTTGATTAGCGCCTTAACAACTGGTAGGGTTTCAGTACTATAATCAAAAGAAGTTGACAATTGATAGCGCCTAGAATTAAACGACCATCTTAGCCTTACCTTACCTCTATCATCTGAAATTGAAATGGAAACTTTACGCGTAATTTTTAAACGACTCATTTACGACCAAAAATGTAAAAGTGGTCGGATATTAAATAAAGTAATAAACTATAAATTAGTACTAATTAGTGTCGGGAGAAATATGGATTCAGTTTATAGCGGCAAGAATATCGTCCCGAACGAAGCGCGCTACCGGGCTGCGCTACATCCCGAGGTATTGTAATATAATAATATTTCAAATAAAATTAAAATCCGGGTATATAGAAATATCGATATCCAGTAAGCATAATGGCCTTCCCGACAATTTAATTTCCCCTGAAAAGTATTTATTTAGGTTGACTGGTAATGATCCAGTTAGCGCCATCACTTTGAATAGTTATGCGGGAGGTAGACGATAAGACCGGATTCCCCCAACTTGTATAGGATGTACCTTTGAATACCACGCCCGGAGAGAATGATAGCCCATTGACAGCCTGATTGGCTGATTCGTCTACTATAACATATTCCCGTCCTGGGTTTGCAGAAGCGGTTGGTAATGTAAGTACAGGCGTGCCGGAAGACGTTCTGTTGATAAGGGTATAGTCATCTGGTGTAGCTGTATAACTGCTCGTAATTACGCGAAGAGATTTTATACTACCGCTTTGGCTTACGCTGCCTGTAACATTAGCTGTGCCGGTCACCGTGATCGGAGACTGTATTTTTATAAGAGCAGCATTTAAAAGCATAGGTATCAAAGTGCTTCCCTTGCTGGCATTAATAGACACTGTATTTAAGCCTGTACCAGGCTGTATTTGCGCCCTGGCACCACCGGTAAAATATCCATAATCATAAAACTGAAAGCCTGTGGTATCGACTATCAGCAT